GTGATAGCATGTGCCCGTATTCTGTGGATAAATCTGATATATTACACAAAAATTTAGTTTGTACAATTGACAATAAAACATGTGGGCTATGGAGATATTGCCCAACCCTAAAGAAGCCAATTATGAGCGACACATATAACAAATATGGTTGTCGCACAAAAAATGAATTTGAAAACAGTCAGAAAGATGGTGATAAAGATGGACAAAGATAATGTTGTTTTGGAGGACGTTAAGGCTTTACCCAAACCTAAGAAAGCGGCTCCAAAAACGAAAAAGATTATTGCTACCGTAAACTATTCTAAACCCTCCAAAAACTTAACTTCTGTGTCGTATGAAAAAGATGGCACTATCTGTTCTGTTTTTATAAAAGGTATTTATACGGATAAAGTAGAAATTGAATATACAGGCGACTCTTTTAACAAAGATAAGATTGTAAGTGTAAAATAAGGAGGGACTTATATGTTTATTACAGTAGCTGGGACTCCTGCTGGATATGGATATTTTGAAATTACAGCAACTCCGAACGAAAATATTATTCCAGCCATGGTAGCCGAGATAAAAGCAAACGACATTAACAAGGAGCTTAGGGCCAATATTTCTGTTGGAACAATGGCTATTCAAGTTAAAGCGCCATGTAAAGTAAGTATAAATGGCAGAAATCCTGTTCTTGTTGAACCTGACATTGGACTTACATTTGATGCCAGAGGGGTATTTTCAGTTGTTTTTGACACAGCAGTAGCCTATAATATTACAATCTCATATTAATGGGGTGATTTAATGTTGCCTCAATATGGTTTTAGGGTTGTTTACTATAATATAATCCGTGGGTTTAACAATATCAACGTTGGTGAATCTGGTGGCGGTGGAGACTACAATAAAGATGCTACGGTAGGTAAAGCTATTGTTGGTCAAGCCGTTGTTGGTTATGAATATTCTACGTATGGTGCATCTTTAATCGGAGAAGCCAAAGTAGATGAAGCAATTGTTGGCTATGTACCATCTAGCATTAATGTTGCTGTCGTTGGAACTTCAGAAGCAGTTTAACACTGATTCAATTTAAGTGATAAAATAAGGGGGTGGTTCCAATGGCAGAAATATTAAAGCTTGCCTCAAGTATAGCTGGTGAAATTACCACTATTATTGCTTTGTTGGCAATAATACTTCCCAAATCCAGAAATGCTATTGTAAAATGGCTCAAAAAAGCTTTAGAAATTGATAGAGTAAATAAAACACTAGATGAGCAAAGCAAAAAAAATGAAGAAAGAGAAAAACTCATAGGGGATTTAAAAAACACATTAGACAACCACGTTAAAAGATATAAAGAATATACGGATAGAGCGCAAGAAAGAGACATATTTATGCTTAGAAGTGAAATAGACAACATATATCACAAATATATGCCGCTTGGATATATTACTTCGACAGCCAAAAGTGATGTCGTTAAAGCATGGGAACTATATGTCGCTATGGGCGGAAATAGCTACGCAAAGTCAGAGGTTACTGACCTTATGGCATTGCCAGTAAGATTTTAATGGGTTTAAGGGGGGGGGGGGG